GTAACCCATGTCAATCAATGTATGCAATGACAGATCCATGGCATCCATTACCAGTCTCCCTTCAGGGGTCTCTGGTAGTAGCTTAGTATTATTATCTACAGTAACAGCTAGTTCTAGTTCTACAGTGGAATTTACAAGTGGTATTGATTCTACTTATAAAGAATATATTTTTAAATTTATAGATATTCATGGAGAAACAAATAGTAAAGAAATAACATTTCAAGGATCTACTAATTCTGGTTCAAGTTATGGAGTTACTATAACATCTACTGCATTTGTAGCATATCATAATGAAGCTGGAAATAGTGCAGTTTTAGAATATGGGTCAAATTCAGATCAAGCACAGGCTACAGGTTTTCAAATGATTTCAGGAAATGCTGGTAATGGTAATGATGAATCTATATCTGGAACTTTACACTTGTTTGATCCTAGTAATACAACTTTTGTAAAACATTTTATAGCTAGATCAAACTGTTATAATGCTAATGATTATTCTCAAGATTTTTATGCAGCTGGTTATTTTAATACAACATCTGCTATTGATGCTATTCAATTTAAAATGGTATCTGGTAACATAGATGCTGGTACAATCAAAATGTATGGAGTTTCGTAATGTCAATTGTAACTTATAACAATAGAAGCATTGCAAATATCTCAGCTATACCTGGGGCAGCTAAATCATTAACACATATTAAAACTTTAACTGCAAGTTCTAGTTCTACATTGTCTTTTGTTAATGGTAGTAGTGATGTAGTGTTAGATTCTACTTATCCTATTTATTTGTTTAAGTTTATTAATTGTCATCCAGCTACAAATACACAAGAATTTAGATTTAATATGAGTGCAGATACAGGTAGTAATTATAATGTTACCAAAACTACAAGTGTCTTTACTGCCTCAACTGACGAAAGCGGTGGAAACACAGGAGTTGCTTATGCTAGTGGCTCAGATATAGCACAAGGAACAGGAGATCAAGCTATTAGTGTAGTTACAGGAAATGATAATGATGCCTGTACAAGTGGAGAATTATTTATATTTAATCCATCATCAACTACTTTTGTAAAACATTTTTTAGCTAATAGCAGTACATATAGAAGTGATATACAAATGAACTACAACTGGTTTGCCGCTGGATACGGAAACACTACTTCTGCAGTTGATGCTATAAGATTTAATTTTGCCTCTGGTAACATAGACGCTGGCACTATTAAACTCTACGGACTAAAGGATTCATAATGAGCATAGTTACACTTAATGATAGAGGAGTTAGATCGGTATCAGCCTTTGGGTCTTTGAATACTGGATCTATGGTGTTTATTAGTAAAGTAACAGCATCTAGTTCTGCAACAATAGATTTTACCAGTGGTATAGATTCTACTTATAAAGAATATTTATTTACATTTAAAAACATACACCCAGCTACTGATAGTCAAGTTTTTACTTTTCAAGTCGATACAGGAACAAATACAAATTATAACCAAACTCTTACTTCAACTAATTTTAGTGCATACCATGATGAGGCAGATAGTGCCACAAGTCTTGGTTATAGAGCTGGTAATTATGATCAAGCAAATGGCACAGCTTTTCAATATATAGCTGATACTTGTGGGAATGAAAATGATGAGTGTTGTTCTGGAACATTACACTTATTTGACCCATCTAATACAACATTTGTAAAACATTACATTTCTAATATGAATGTTTATACAGAGAGTAGTTATACTGTAAATTCTTATTCAGCAGGATATTTTAATACTACCACTGCTATTACACGAGTTCGATTTAAGTTTGCTAGTGGCAACATAGACGCTGGAGATATTTGCCTTTACGGAATTCTATAATAATGATACATAAAATATAAGGAGAAAACTATGCCAAGATATCATAATATAAACGGTAACAAAGTACAGTTTACAGCTGCAGAAGAAGCTGCAAGAGATGCTGAAGAGAAAGCGTGGGCAGATGCTGCCCCTGCTAGAGCTTTAGCTGACCTTAGAGCTAAGAGAAATAGACTTCTTGCTGAAACTGATTACCTAGCTTTGTCTGATAATACTTTATCAGATGATATGAAAACATACAGACAGAATCTTAGAGATCTGCCTGCAGGTAAAGACACTGTTGCTAAATGTGAAGGTGCTACATGGCCAACTAAACCATAATGGCACGAAAGTTTAAATCGTTTGAAGAAAGACCAAAACCAAAGAAACGACCAAGAGTACATAAGAAATCAAAAAATAAAGATGAGAAGCGTAGCTTCAAAAAATATAATCGACAGGGGAGATAATGACAACACCACCTAAAACACCTGCAACACCTGTAGACACAGTTCTACAAAAAGGTGCTATTGCACCTGCCCAAAAAGAACAAACAGGTAGCTCTAAAGCAGTATCATTAATTGATAGCTTATTAACAAAAGCTACTCTACCAGTAGGTACAACTATATCACCACAGCTACAAAATGTTGGTACTAACGAATTAATGGGAACTACTGGTCTTACTACTACAGTTCAAGCTGCTACACCTACTGCCCCTACAGCACCAACTATAGCTGCCCCTGGAACAGTAACTAGTGTAGGTGCTACTGCGGCTGCTCCCCAAGCTGTTTCTCAATTTACAGCTGCACAAGTAGCTGGAGCAACACCTACAGCAACTGCTGCACAAGGAACTGTATCAGCTCCTATGACAGCTGCTCAAGGTACTATTGCTTCTGATGCTACAGTAAAAGGTCAATTAGCAGGACTACAAACAGAAGTTGAAACTGCTATATCTTCAGGTAATCCTTTACCAGTATGGGCTAGAGGTGCTGCAAAAGCAACTGAAGCTGCAATGGCTAATAGAGGTATGAGTGCAAGTTCAATGGCTGCACAAGCATTAGCTGAAGGTATTATGAACTCAGCTATACCAATAGCTGCTCAAGATGCTGCTACATATAAAGATATGATTTTTCAAAATCTATCTAACAACCAACAAGCAGCACTAACAAATGCACAAGCATATCTACAAATGGATATGGCTAATTTGTCTAATAGACAACAAACTAATTTAGCTAACATAAATACTAGGCAAGCATTTTTATTATCTGATCAAGCTGCAGCAAATGCTTCATACCAATTTAATGCATCTAGTCAAAATCAAGTTAATCAATTCTACGATAAGCTATCAACTTCTATTTCAGAACAAAATGCTGCTAGAGTTGATGCAATGAATAAATTTTCTGAAGCAGAAAAAAATAAAGTTAGTGCATTAAACGCACAAAATACTATTGCAGTTAATGAAGCAAATGCTAAAAGAGAAGCAACTATAAATCAATATAATGCAACACTACAAAATAATAGAGATCAGTTTAACGTAACTAATCAAAGAGAAATAGATCAATCAAATGTAGTTTGGAGAAGAGCACTTAATACAGCTAATACTGCTGCAGTAAATGCTGCTAATCAAACTAACGCACAAAATTTACTAAACATATCAAACTGGGCCTTATCCTCTGCATGGCAACAATGGAGAGATGAAGCATCTTGGGTTAATACATCTTCACAAAATGAAAAAAATAGAAATCATAATTTAGCGATGGCAGCTCTTGAAAGATCAACAGCATTAGATCTACAAGATAAAGCATCAAAAGATTCTCTATATGAATTAATTGGTAGGTTTGGTTTTAATTTATTTAATACACCATAGGAGAAATAATTAATGTTCAAATTAAAAGATATTTTTAAAATAGCTGTTGTAGGAGCAGCAGGATATTTTGGCGGAGCACTAGGGGCAAAGTTTGGTCAAGGTGCTCTAGGTAAAAAAGTGGGAACTGCATTAGGTAAAAGTTTAATGAGTAGAGGGTCTGGCACAGGTGGAGAACCTGCATCTGCACAATATGTAAGACCACCTAACCTAAGTCGATTTGATATGCCAACATATGCTTCAGGGAGTGGTCGATCTGATATGATTCCAGGTTCACTACGAGTAATTGATGGTATAGGAATGAACGCTTTGTGGGAGCGTAGATTAGATAAATATTTACTTAGAAAAAAAGCTATAGAACAAACTATAGTTAAAGTTTAACTTACAGGGAATATAATGAGAGAACGAGAATACGAACAAGGAGTTGGTGATCCATTTGATTCACCAGTTCCAGGACAATCACTTACAGATACTCCAGGTAATTACCCTTGGGAGCACCCACCACAATTTACTGATCCTGAAGAAGTTACAGAATATCTTTGGGTTACTTTGCATCAAAAACAATTAACAGAACAGTTAATAGGTATGCTAGATGCAGGTGTTCCTGTAGAAGCTATTGGTAGAACTATATTATTTGCTGGATTTATGGAAGGTAAATTTTCTCCAGATCTTGCTTTTATAATTACAGAACCTGTAATGAAAATGATAGCAGCCATAGGGCTACAAGGTGGTGTGGAAAAAATAGTATTCTCATTAGAAGATTTAACAAATAAACAGCAGATAAGAGAAATCACTAAAGTTAAAATGGCTAAAGAAAAAGTAGCAGAGATAACTGAATCTACACAAGAAGATATTAAAAAAGCTGGCTTGATGGCTAGACCTAAACCAGAGGGAGAAGAATAATGTCAGTAGCAAGAGGAATATTATCAGGATTTTTAAAAGAAAGTTTAGAACAAAAAGCAGCAAGAGATGAGATGTATGCTGATATGGTTAAAGAGACTGGTCAAGAATTTAGAAAGACAGCACAGTTATTTAGAAAAAATGAAGAAGATACAGAAAAAAGATTTAAATTAATTGAAGAAAAAGTAGGAACACCAGGTGCTCTATATGCAAGCTACAATGGTCTTACAACTTCTGATGCTGGAATGAATTTAATGTTTAATGCACCTAAAGATTTTTTAGATAAACTTAAAGATTTTGATTTTCAAGGTTATAATTTTAATACAGCTAAAAGTTCAAGAGCTATGAACTTTAAAGATCAACAGAAAGATGCTATAGATTTAATAACTAAGAATCAAGGGTCTGGTCCAGTAGCAGAATTATTTTTTAAGGATATGAAAGCTATGGACACAGGTACAGAAGTTGCTAGGCCTAAATTAGATTTACCTAAAATGAGTCAATTTGGTGGAGATAGTAAAAATTTTGATATTTTAAATAGTAGACACGCAACAGAAGCTAATAGATTTTCTG